TTTGTTGTCCAAGTAGCGGACGAGGCATTAATAATTGTGCCAACAGTCATGTACATGGTTTGGCTAGAAGACGTCCCTGTAGACGTGCTCAAACGCCAAGTTGAACCAGCGTCGCTACCGGAAATATTGGCAATAATAACTGTTCCTTGAGGAACACCAACGCCCGAAACAAGTTGCCCAACAGCAACCGTTCCAGAAGTAACCGTACCAACTGTAAGAACGCTGCCGCTAATTGAGGATGTTCCGACCTGTGCAGCCAATACAGAACTGCTAGTAATAGCTGCGCCGCCGGACGGGAGACTACCGTTTGAACCTGAATATGCCGCATCAACGCCGTATTCTAACGTGCCCATTGGGCGATAACGGAACGAAAGAACTGGGTAACGAGTCGTATTAATTGTAACATTGCGCGTTGGAGCGCCCGCGGCCATTCCATAGCCGTAAGTGAACCCGCGCTGCGAATCAATTTTACCTTTAGCAAGAACGGAAACACCATAATGGTTCATGCTGCCGGCAGTAGATGGGCCCACATTGCGAAGCTCATAACGAACTGGAATGTTACCTGTGCGGGACCATGGATAAGTTTGGTTGCCTTTATTACCGATGCCTTGTTGGTGAAGAACGTAAGGTTCGCCGTTAATAACGACACCCCAACGCAACAACCCAGCGCCGTACCAAGCAAACTCAATCCAAATCATTTGGATGATTGACCAGTTTACAGTGCTTTTAATGCCCTGTGGGTCTGACCATAATTCGTAAGGAATGCGTGTATCAAATGGAAGACCGTTAACGTCTGAACGATAAACTACGCCCATGCCAAGTGGATTGGTTGGCGTTGGATCAGCTTGTTCAAAGAAAATACCGTTGCCATCATCAAAAAAACCAACGCGTTGGCGTTGATTGTAATATGCGGTTCCAAACAAAAAGCCTGATGACATATAGATAGTTTTACCAGGCTGATAACGAATGTATGGCCGCGTTTGACGAATAGCCACATCGCCTGCTGCTGCAGTGACACTTAAAACAATGCCACCTTGTGCAGAAACTTGTTGGATAGTGGCGCCACCGGAAATGAAATTTTCCCAACGCATAGGCTGCGCGGAGTATTCAAAGTCTGCTTCAAATAAGTTTTGGACTTCGGAAACTTCTGTCCGACCTAAGTTATCTCTTAACCGTTGTGGGTACTCAGTTTGGACAACCTGATCAGCTCCCGACGCGCCAAAACTCAATCCAGACATAATTAACTCCGATTAGTATGGCGCAACGCCGAATTGTGTAAACGTAGCCGTTACTGATCCGGTCCCGCTGTTCAACGTTACTCTAGCAAATGTAGGAGAGTATTGATAGCTGCTTTGAATATTACCACTAGCATTGACTGCTTGGCTATCAGATGACTGCAACCAAACTAAACTGTAAGGAGCCACTGGGTTTGTTGGGCTATTAGGATCTTGCAAGGTCTGCTGGATGGTATAGCTAACCGTACCCGTCACGCTGCACTGAATAGCCGTTTGAGATAGGGCGTACTCGTCAAAACGGATCCAGGGGGATGAGGCAACCGTTGTCGTGCCAACCGTTATAGCCGCCGCTGCAGCGGAAGCAAGCGTAATAGACGATACGGTTTTAAAATCGAGATTTGTATAGAATGCCGTAGCATTCGTGCCTGAAATCACTTCCGTCTGAGGCATACCGCTGGCATTTGTGCCAACAATTGTAAACGTATTGGCCGATTCATTGCCTGACGGGGTAAAAAGAACACGCCGAGGCGTATCAAGGGTAGCTACACCACCTGATGCCAGCGTTCCGTTAATCGAAAACGTAGCTGTAGGAGACTGGGCTGTGCAAATGTTGTTTGCAACTGCTGTGGCCAAGGGACCAACTGTAACTGTTACGGGACGCATTTTTATTTACCCTTTTTCCTGGCCGCAGCGGCGTTGTCGACTAAGTTTGGGTATGGCCTACCAGCCGCCCTAGCTCTAGCTTTAGCACTTTGTTCTTGTTTATGAGACAAGTGCTTTGTGTGATGTCCCTTGGGAAGCTCTTTGTCCCAGAAAGGTTTTTCAGTCATTAACAGCCCCATTTACGAAGAGACTTGTTGATCCGGCTATCAGGATCAGCGGCTTTTGCCGAACCAGTCATTTTGCGTTTCATGCCAGTCATTCTAGCACAAAAATTATCGTGACGTGGGTTTTCTTTATCTTTTGTCGGAGCTTTTAAATGATGACCCTCGGCTCGAGCAGACGCTCTACCACGTTCATTAAGCCCGCCAGACGGGGATTTACCTTCGGATCTTGTCCATGCAGCAGTCATAAGAGACTCCAAAAGGGAGGAGGGGGGCACTAGGCCCCCCAGCTTTTTAGTGCTCTTCAGGCTCGTAAGAGTGGTGAGCCTTTGGCTCCATACCCTTATGTGCAGAAGAAAGTGGGTTCATGTCAGCCGCACGGCCACCCGACTTGCGTGGCTTACGGTCAGCGCGGTGATGAGCAACATGACCCATTGCGTGACCAACGTGATGCTTGGCTTTGCCGCCATGCTTGCGCTGTTTGGCTTCCTTGGCCACGTTCGAGTCTTTACCTTCGTAAACGTCGGTAGGTGCCTCGTCGTGATCCCAATGACCTTCCATTGGCGACTCAACCTTACCACCCTTCTTGTGCTCTGCACGAGGGTGCTTGTGATGTACACCAGCATGCATAACGCCGTGGTGATGTCCTTTGTGACCCTTCATGGTTCACTCCTTAGAAGTTGTAGTACTGGGTTAAGCCGAACAAGCCAGTCGCTGACTGAACATTGTAGGCCTGCGGGATCTGGCGGAACACATACTTGTTCGTGCCAGTGGCTGGCGTAAGATTGACACCTGACGCATTCGCAAGGTCAATCGTGCCACGGACATCGCCCGTTGTAGCGGACGGTGTAGTACGATCAGCAGGCAAGAACCCGTTCGCAGCAAATGCTGTGTTGGCACCCATGGTGGTTTGAGAAGCACCAGAGTTAACAGCAACTTCTGCAGCAGTATCTGAACGGATTGGAAGACCAACGATCGCGGTTGTACCAACGGAGTAAGCATGGGTCGTATCAGCCGTACCGCCCGAAAGCACTACAGACTTGATATACTTGAATGCTTTCTTACCGTTGACTGCGTTACCTGCCGAAATCGTAATGTTTTCCGACATTGGATATCCGTAGACATCGTAGCCGTTAACAGTTGCGGTTGCGTAGGTAGCGCTTGCGGCTGCAGTAACACTTACAGCACGGCCAACCATGGCCATTGGGTTCCACAACCAGACCGAAGGAGACTGGATGTTTGTCGGAATAGCGCAAGATTGCACGTTTGGATAAGCCAAAGTGACTGTACCAGACGAGAAAGTTACGTTCTGACTGAGCTGATAAGTACCAGTTTGTCCGTTACCAACCGATGATGAAGTTCCTGTCGTCGTAATCTGCGAACCGATATAAACGCCAGAAGATGCACCAAGGGTTCCACCCGTTACCGTCGTAGACGATGAAAGGAGAACCATTCCCGGACCGATTGGCATGCCGCTGTTTGCCGTAACCGTTAGAATACCGTTCGAAGCCGAAGCGGTAACCGAAGCATAGGCATCCAAGGCAAGAACCGTATCCGTAGCGCCCGTATCCGACCGCGTAAACGTGGAAGAATAATAGACACCAGTGGTCGCGGAGTTAGTTGAAACAAGCGAAAGAGTTGCGCTCGTTGGGTTTGCCGAAGCAACAATAGCTGCTGCAGCGTTTGTATATGGGACGCCAGTGAACGAAACAATGTCACTGAAGCCATACCATCCGAAATCCTGTGCCGCCTGCGACTCACCAGGGAGATAGGTGAATGGAAGACGCGGATCCAAGATGCCGCCCCCCGCATAAAATAGCGAGGAGCCTAGATCGGGGTTGTAGTCCGAAGGTTGTGATGGGTTTTGCCCAAAAACAATCAGTGGACCGGAGAATGCGGTATCAGCCATAGTGCCTTCTCCTTACGAGGTTGGGAACGAGCCGTAGATCGCGCGCCAGTTGTAGTAACCAAACGAGTAACGCTCATAACCCTTAACAAGCAGGTTGTCAGTGACAAAATCGACTTGCATATCGGTTTCGAACTTAATGCGTTCCATATATGCGAGACCGTCGATGTTCGTGAGCAAGAACCATGCATACGAAGAGGTCAAGAAGTCGTTGACCATGTAGCCTTCTGGCAAGCCGCCGGCCGTGGTCATGATCGCGTTGACATCATTATCTGCAGTGCCTGGACGCAATTCAGTCTTGAGAAGACGGATCGCAACTGGCTCCAACTGTGGAGGAATGATGAGCTTGCGGCCACGGGCGAAGACCTTTAGGTTTGCCTGATCGCGGAAGTTCGTACGGATTGCAATCATTGCATTCAATAACGTGGCTTCGTTGAGGTCAACCTGTGTCGTAGGCGTGTTAGCAACCGTATTGCCGTCGATTGGATGCGAAGTG